AATATTATACGGATGGCCGCTTTTTGGAGCGTGAGAATTTTGAATTACTTTACCAAATTACAGAAATGCCATTTAGGGACACCATATAAATGAGTCCCCCGAGTCCCCCATTCCTCAGAGTTTTGAGTGTCCCCAATTCAATATGCCTCGTATTAACTCTTTTTGTGTTAATGCCAAAAATATCTTCCTTACTTATCCCAAATGCCCAATACCCAAAGAACAAATGCTCGAAATCCTTAAAAACATTTCCTGTCCGTCTAATAGATTATTTATCAGAGTAGCCCAAGAGAAACACCAAGATGGGTCTATGCATATCCATGCCCTCATCCAATTCAAAGGTAAATCCAAGTTCCGAAACCCCAGACATTTCGATGTCACTCACCCTAATAGCTCCACCCAATTCCATCCAAACTTCCAGGGAGCTAAGTCCAGCTCCGATGTCAAGTCCTACATCGAGAAGGACAGTGATTACATCGACTGGGGTGAGTTTCAGATCGATGGAAGATCTGCACGAGGAGGTCAACAGACAGCTAATGATGCTGCAGCAGAGGCCTTAAATGCAGGTTCAACCGAAGCAGCTTTAGCAATAATTAGGGAAAAACTCCCTAAAGATTTTATTTTTCAATATCATAATTTAAAATGTAATTTAGATAGGATTTTTACACCTCCAATGGAGGTTTATGTTTCTCCTTTTTCTTCTTCTTCATTCGATCAAGTTCCAGAAGAACTTGAGGAGTGGGCTGCCGAGAACGTCGTCAGTGCCGCTGCGCGGCCTATAAGGCCCATAAGTATAGTGATCGAGGGTGACAGTAGAACTGGGAAGACGATGTGGGCCAGATCACTTGGACCACATAATTATCTGTGTGGTCATCTAGACCTTAGCCCAAAAGTCTACAGTAATGATGCCTGGTATAACGTAATTGATGACGTAGACCCCCACTACCTAAAGCACTTTAAGGAATTCATGGGGGCCCAAAAGGACTGGCAATCAAATACAAAATACGGGAAGCCAGTTCAAATTAAAGGCGGAATTCCCACAATCTTCCTCTGCAATCCAGGACCTGACTCAAGTTATAAAGAGTTCTTGGATGAAGAGAAAAATGCTGCACTCAAGAATTGGGCTTTAAAGAATGCGACCTTCATCACCCTCGAAGGCCCACTCTACTCAGGTTCCAATCAAAGTGCAGCACAAGATAGCCAAGAAGGGGATCAGGCGTCGACGAGTTGATCTACCGTGTGGGTGTTCATACTTCATATCCATAGCCTGCCACAACCATGGATTCACGCACAGGGGAACTCATCACTGCAGCTCAAGCAGAGAATGGCGTGTTTATCTGGGAGATTCAAAATCCCCTGTATTTCAAGATAACACAACACCACAACAGGCCATTCCTAATGAAGGAAGACATCATCACCGTTCAGATACAGTTCAATCACAACCTGAGGAAAGCGTTGGGGATACACAAATGTTTCCTAGCCTTCCGAATCTGGATGACCTCACAGCCTCCGACTGGTCGTTTCTTAAGGGTATTTAAGACCCAAGTTCTTAAGTATTTAAATAACTTAGGAGTTATCAGTATTAACACTGTACTTAAATCAGTTGATCATGTATTATGGAATGTATTACATCACGTTGTATATGTAGACCAATCATATTCAATAAAATTCAATCTTTATTAATGTTAATTTGTTACAGAATCGTAGAAGTAACTCCTAACTTTCAAAGTAGCATACACAGGATTAGAGGCATGAGTACATGCCATATACAACAACAAAGCATTCTCAGTGTGATTTTCATACTTCCCAGCTTCCTGGTGATTATACACCACATAATTGTTGACACGATAGAATTTCCTAATTATAGCTTGTTCCTTAGCAGCATATTGACCACCTGTGACTGTTGCTTGAAACCTCCTCAACACCTGAAAACGATCACGCTGGTCGTTCTTCACAGTAGCCGTAGAGGGCTCATTATCATAAACATTGAACACTTGCTGGAAATCATTTGGGGTTCCTGAAGGACGCCTATCTCTAACGATCCAAAACATAACAGTATTCGTATGGTTCTTGGTCTTGATGTTCTCGTCCATCCATATTTTGCCAACAAAATACAATGACTTCACACAGAAACGTTTCCCTACTCGATGGGTCAGCCCAATACCCCTAGTAACATCAGAAAGACAAATAACCTTACCCATGTGACCAATATCATTCTTCGCATCAAAAGACTGCACCTTACATGGGCCTTCACATCCCTTAGGGACATCTGGGCTTCTGTACATCCTGTACATCCTGGGCTTCCTGTACATAGGTCTGTTCGCCCATGCCTTTGCTTTGGTGACGCGGACAATGGGGGCAGCAGCACGGTTCACATATGGGCTGTCGAAGTTGAGACGACGGCGTACCTTCGAAGCGGGCGTGGAAATGATTATATCTGCTGGACGCTTCGACATAATTTCTGGCCCTAATTACTGAAATTAAATCCCTAATTAAATCGTGCCCCAATGTGTCAGGAGCATAAGTCTTCTCTACTAACTGCAGATATTTAACTGCTAACATACATCTAAACCCGTGAACGGTTTCGGGAAACTCGTTTACTAATGGATCCCACATAGTGCGCAATGCACTACTTGGTGGCGAAGTTTAAATAGGGGACCACAAAACAATTAAGCTCTGAGGAGCTCTTTTCATTGGTGGAGATGTATTTGTCAGTTAGTGCGCCATGGGGCCCACTTTTTTTTTTCGCGGCCATCCGGT